GCAGAGCCTACAGCCTGCCTGGCGAGGACCCCAAGACAAGTATTAACTTTGACACAGCAAGACAGGCATGCGAGGCCAAAGGACCAGGCTGGCATCTTATGACGAACGCCGAATGGGCGGCGTTGGCATTATGGTGCAGGAAAAACAGCCTTATGCCTAAAGGCAACAACAACTATGGCAAAGACACAAGCGAGAGCACGTTCGTTGCTATTCCAACTTCAGACTCAAATGGCGGCACATACGACACCGGTGACACCATTGGTAGAGTCGCAACCGGAACCGGCCCTGTGACATGGAGCCACAATGGAGAGGTCACAGGCATATGGGATTTAAACGGCAATGTATGGGAGTGGATAGGTGGATACCGTACAGTAGATGGGGAAATTCAAATCCTACCCAATAACGACGCTGCAGATGCAGATAATAGCCAGCTGGTTGATAGCACAAAATGGAAGGCAATCATGCCAGATGGAACACTTGTTGCACCAGGAACAGCTGGAACTCTTAAATGGGATTACACTGCCGCAAACCCAACAGGGCAACAGCCATTCAGACTTAATACAACGATCGAGTTCCCGGCAGCAGATGATACACCGTATGGAGGAATAAGTTTCTCAGCTTTAACTGCTGCATCAGGTGTTAACGTGCCAGAAATATTAAAAGCACTCGCACTATTCCCTGCAGACACCGGGGACCATGGCGGAGATTATATTTACATGAGAAACAGAGGCGAGCGCCTCGCGTATCGCGGCGGCAACTGGTGCTACGGTTCGGCAGCCGGTGTGTTCAGTCTGCGCGGCTTCAATCCGCGCTCGGCCGTCAGCACGGACATCGGGTTCCGCTCCGCTTTTATTCCGGGAATCTGATATCTGGAACCCTGAATATCTGATCATTAGGGAGCCGCAAGGCTCCCTTTCAATTTTCAAGACGGAGGGATTAGATGGAAGAGCTGAAGATACTGCAGAAGACATACGACATGATCATGTATGGAAACCAGTGTCTTCTGCAATTTCCCAGAGCAGAGCGATATGCACTTGCAGCAGAGATTAAACAGAGCATGTATAAAATTTTGAGGCTTATTATCCAGGCAAACAAGCAGCGAAACAAGAGGCAACTTCAGATGGAAATAGACACTGAGCTGGATGTATTGAGGACTTTTATCAGGCTTGCAGCAGATAAGCAAACCAAATATCTACCTCTCCGAAAGTATGAAATCTGGAGTAAGCAGCTGAATGAAATTGGCAAGATGCTTGGAGGCTGGATCAAGGCAACAAATTAACCAATAACCATCGGGGATAGGTCGTTTAATTTGGGGAGCTCGCGTATCGCGGCGGCAACTGGAACAACGGTTCGGCAGCCGGTGTGTTCAGTCTGAACGGCAACAATCCACGCTCGAACGTCAACACGAACATCGGGTTCCGCTCCGCTCTGCCCCCACACGTCAGAAGCCTGGCGCTCACGTGGCACCAGGACGGAACAGGGGGACAAAGGGATCTATCTCCGTGCCTTTTGAGACAGCAGAGGGCAAAAGATTGAATTGCCGAGAAGACGACCGGTAGGAAACGAAAGCCGCCACGCTCGGCGTAATCAACAATTCGGAGGGAGGTACACTTGGAAACACTACGAAATATTTACCCCACCATTTATGACTTCGAGAACCTCCACAAAGCATACTTAAGCGCCAGAAAGAACAAGCGGTACCGAGGGGATGTACTGGAATTCACAGCAAACCTCGAAGAAAACCTTATCCAGCTGCAAAATGAACTGATTTATAAGACATACCAAGTAGGTAGGTACCGGGAGTTCTATGTTTATGAGCCAAAGAAAAGGCTTATCATGGCCCTGCAGTTCAGGGACCGGGTAGTCCAATGGGCTATATACCGACACCTGAACCCATGGTTTGATAAGCAATTTATATATGACAGCTATGGATGCCGAGAAGGGAAAGGCACCCACCGTGCAGCGGATCGACTTCAATACTGGATAAGACAAGTGAGCAGAAAGGAGGGACGGTATTATTATTTAAAGCTGGATATTTCAAAATTCTTCTACCGGGTAGATCATGCAGTTTTAATGGACATTCTCCGGAAGAAAATCGAGGACCAGGACCTGCTGGATCTCCTCGAAAAAATTATCAACTGCGAACATACAGCATTTGGCCTGCCGGCATTTACGGACCCAGAAGACTGTTCCAGGGAGGACAGGCTCTTTGACAAGGGCATGCCCATAGGCAATTTAACCAGCCAGCTCTTTGCAAACATTTATTTGAACGAGCTGGACCAGTACGCAAAGAGGGAGCTGCGGCTGCACTACTACATACGGTACATGGACGACATCATCATTCTTCACAACGACAAGCAGTACCTCCGGGCAATAAAGGATGACATCGAGAACTTTCTCTGGGAGCACTTAAAGCTGAACCTCAATAAAAAGACAGCAATCAGGCCAATAAGTCAAGGCATCGAGTTTGTAGGCTTCCGGATCTTTCCCACCCATCGCAAATTGAAAAAATCCAGCGTTAAGAAAATGAAAGCCAGACTGAAGTATGTCAGGTCCGCGTATGAACGCGGCGAAATTGACGAGGAAAGCCTGCGAGCAACGGAGGCATCTTATCTCGGAGTAATGAAACATTTCAACAGCTATGGATTACGCAAAGCTCTGGGCTTTGTACCGGAGCAATCAGACGAGGGAAAGAGGTGAGTTTGTATCGATGCAATTTGATATGATAACAGTTCTGGTCTATATGGGAGTTCCAAGTGCTGTAACAGGATTGTGTTTTTGGGCAATCCAAAGAAGCATCACAAAACGAGATGCAAAGAGGGAAGAGATCGATAGGGCCAGAGAGAAAAACGAACTCTTAATGATCAAAGGAATAGGTGCTGCAATTGCCCTGGGAGAAGCTACGGCCCGCGCAATAAAGGACGGGAAATGCAATGGAGAGCTCACTGCGGCGCTGGAATATGCCCAGAAGGTAAAGCACGAGCAGAAAGACTTCCTAACGGAGCAAGGGGTGAAAAACTTGTATTAGGAGGCACGACCATGAGGAAACGGAATAAAGGCAAGAAAAAGATCGCATTTTCAAAAATCATTTTTGCGGGAGTATCGATAATGACCATTTCAGTGGTCATTTTTTCATGCAGGATGATTTATATCACCGGCGACCTTTCACCGCTCGCTTACCTGATACCTTCGGTTTTTGCCGAGCTGGCCACGGCCACCGGCTTTTATTACAAGAAGGCAGAAAGGGAGAATACAAAGGGCGGTATTGTTTACGACTCTGCAATGGCAGAGAAGGTGAACAACGAGGAATACTCGGAATAGGAGGTTAGACGATGAACCTTAAAACTTTATTCTTAACTCAAAACAACTGCTATAAAGCAGGCAAAAGGCACACGGTAAAGGGAATCATGGTTCACAGTACCGGTGCCAACAATCCGTGGCTGAAGAGATACGTCGGCCCGGATGATGGACTGCTGGGTCCAAACCCGAACAACAACCACTGGAACACACCGACACCAGGAGGCCGTAGCGTCTGCGTCCACGCTTTCATCGGGAAGCTGCAGGACGGCAGCATAGCAACATATCAGACCCTGCCCTGGGATATGGTAGGATGGCACAGCGGATCCGGTTCCCTTGGAAGCGCAAATAACGCCAACAACAACGGATATATAGGCTTCGAGATCTGCGAGGACGACCTCACAGATCCGGTATATTTCAACCAAGTATACCAGGAAGCCGTGGAGCTTTGCGCGTATCTTTGCAAGATGTTTAATATTAAGCCTGAAAAGCCATGGCTTATATGCCATAGCGAAGGACACCAGCTCGGAATAGCCAGCAACCATTCTGACGTTATGCACTGGTTCCCACGCCATGGCAAGAGCATGGACACTTTCAGAGCAGATGTGGCCAAGAAACTGGCTGAAGGATCCGTAGGACAAGATGCCGGCCATCCCATCATAGGAAAGGCAACAACAACGGCCGCACAAGCTAAAGAATGGGCCAGGAAAAACGGAGCCACTGAATTATTCATCAGCCTGGCCGAGACATTCTGGAAGATCGCGCAGGCTGCAGGAGTAAACCCTGTGGTAGCATACGCCCAGAGCGCAAAAGAGACGGGATACGGTCACTTCAAAGGGGTTCTTAATGAGAGCTTCAGGAACCCATGCGGCCTGAAGACAAAAACCGGAGGATCCGACAATGACCCGAATGCTCACCAGCGCTTCAATTCATGGGAGGAAGGAATCCAGGCCCAGGTAGATCACCTTGCACTTTATGCAGGAGCTCCCGGATATCCCAAGACAGGGACGCCAGATCCGAGACACTTCCCATACATTAAAGGTACAGCACCGAATGTCGAAGATCTCGGAGGTAAATGGGCGCCTTCAGCAACATATGGGAAAGACATTGTGGCTATGATGGCTAAACTTGAAGCGACCGCTGCACCAGCAGCACCGGCACCACAGCCACAACCAGGCGTTATGTATTATGTCCAGACAGGAGCTTATTCAAACAAGGCAAATGCAGACGCCCAGTATTACAAAGTGAAGGCAGCCGGCTTTGACGCCATAATCAAAAAAACCGGGAACCTTTACAGGGTACAGGTCGGAGCATTCTCCAAGAAGGCAAATGCTGACGCATTCGCGGCCAAGGTTAAGGCTGCAGGTTTTGACACCTATGTAACGACCACCGGCGGCACCCAGGTAGCTCCAGGACCGGCTCCAAAGGCTACCGAAACGAAAACCATCAAGGTAGGCAGCAAGGTCAAGGTTAAAAATGGAGCCAAGACATACACAGGAGGAAGCCTGGCCAGCTTCGTTTATAACACCGTTTATGACGTGCTGCAGATAAACGGTAACAGAGTGGTAATAGGCCTTAAAGGTCAAGTCACAGCAGCCATAAGGCTCGAAGACTTGATACTTCAATAAAGAGGAGGAGTTTCAATGAAGGAAATATTAACAACCCTTGTCCAGGTCGTAGTTATCCCGGCCATACCAGTACTGGTCACCTACCTGGTGAAATACCTGAAGGCCAAGGCAGAGCAGACCACGACCAAGATTAATAACGAGCTCATCAGGACATATCTCCAGGAAGCGACAGATGCGGTGCTTCAGGCCGTCACTTATACGGCCCAGACCTATGTTGACACCCTGAAAAAGCAGGGCAAATTTGACAAGGAAGCGCAGCAGACGGCATTTAATACAGCAAAGGATATAGCCTTAAAATTGCTCACGGACGAGGCAAAGCAGATGATAGAAGACCTATACGGAGATTTAATGCTGTGGCTCGAAACCAAGATCGAGCAGACAGTCAAAGAGCAGAAAACCTTCACCATAGGAACGCTGGAGGCTTTTCCAACGGAATAACACAAACAAGGACCGCCGGGTATTTATTGTATCCGGTGGTCTTTTTTTATTGACTATTAACCAACAGCGGTTTATAATGTTCTCAAAAAGTGAGAAGGAGGTCTAACCATGGCAAGAACAATAGAACAAGCAAAGGAACTCATTGAGAGCTTAATGCCACTGCAGGAGAATCCACCGGAAGATGGGTACGTTTTCCCATGCCCAAGATGCGGTCATGACAGAATGGACAAAAACCCGGTAAAAAATGCATTAAGTAGGAGAGCGAATGTTTATATTTGCAACGAGTGCGGAAGAGAGGAAGCTATACTCGATATGCTCGGAAAAGAACCACTGCCATTGAACCAATGGGCAATGGTCCTCGGATTTGACGAGGACGAAGAACAGCTATTTGACGAACAGAAATGTCGCGTCTGCGGCTGCACTGATGATAACGCCTGTGAAGGAGGCTGCTACTGGGTAGAAGGGGACCTGTGCAGCAGGTGCGCAGAAAAGATGGAGGAGGGTCAGGCATGACAAACGCAGCGGCAATCGGATACATGATAAAGGCGGCCAAACAGGCAAAGCTGGATAAAAAAACTATTAAGCAGCTGGAAGCGTTAATGCTGGAAGAGATGGACTTTCACACAGAGGAAGAGGCAGAACAGGAATATTACAATTTTTGAGGAGGAATGAGGAATGAAGGATGTAAGAGACAGGATCGCCGGCGCATTGTACGGTGTAGCAGTAGGGGACGCTTTAGGAGCCCCCTTGGAATTTATGAACAAGGAGGAGATCTTCAGGAAGCACGGCCTGGTAACCGAGATGATCGGAGGAGGCTGGCTGAAGGTGGTGCCAGGAGAAGTCACCGACGACACACAAATGACCCTTTGTGTGGCCCGCGGCATCTGCAGGAACCCGGACAACCCGGTACCGGAGATAGGGAAAGAGTTTATAGCCTGGTACGCCGGAAGACCGAAGGACGTCGGAGCTACCATCAACATGGCAATTCAAAATAAGCTGGTAGGCGAAATTGAATGGATTGACGCTGCCAGGCTGACACATGAGCAAATGGGAGGAAAAAGCGCCGGCAACGGAGCGCTTATGCGCACGGTTTACCCAGGTCTTTATTACAAGGATTTGCTGATGGCGGTAGAGACGGCCGGAGCCATAGCACAAATGACACACTGGGATAAAAAATCAACAGAGGCTTGTAATTTATACACGGAAATGATACACTTAATTATCGAATCGGTTAATAAGGAACAGGCCCTGCAGATTATAAGAGACGTGCTCCAGGGAAGCGAATACTGCCTGGAAACCAGGAAGCAGCTCAACCCCACCGG